TTAAAGAAACTGATCAAAATATTAGACAGAATGATATGTTCGGTGGATTACAAAATACAGTCAATAGTGGTACTCCTATTCCTTTAATTTATGGTATGCATCGTGTAGCTGGACAATTAATAAGTGGTTACTTAGACACAGTTGACCACGGAAAGAGTGATACTATTACAGTCGCTTCAAGGTTTGAGACATGAGAAGGTATTTTACTGAACATAACAATGTTAAAGTTCCCGTAATTAAGGGAGCTTTTGGCGGTGGTGGTGGAGGCGGTAGCCCCTCAGAAGAACCTAATAGTCTTTTTTCAACTGATATTCTATTTCTTTTAACTGCTCTTGGAGAAGGGCCTCTATACCGTATTAACCCTAACGGCCCACAAGACATAGAAATTAGTGAAAACTCTATTAACGACTTATTAAATATAGATGGAGATGGTGGAGAGAATACAGACTTTTTCAAAACTCTATCACGTACAGGAACAGTAACTCAAGCAGTTCTAAGAAAGTTTGGTCAACAAACAGTAGTCCCTCAACAGTTTGCATCACCAGTTACACTTAAAAAAGGTAATATCGACGGTATTCCTCAAGCTAGAGTGTTTTTACAAGAAACTAGTGCTAGGGCTTGGGATGAAGTAAACATCATTCTTATCGTACAAGTTCTACAAAAGCAGGATGATCGAGGAAATATAAAACCTCATTCTGTAAAAGTAAAGGTTACTTTTTTTGATAGTACTGGAGCTACAGAAATTGGAAGTAAAGAGGTTGAGATCAATGGTAAGACCACCACTCCCTACAAAAGAGTTGTAAACTTTGAGATACCCGAAATTAGTCGCTCTGATGATGGGTATAGATTTACTGTTGAAAAGACGACTGATGAGTCTAATGACTCTAAAATACAAGCACAAGTTCAAGCCGTAGGTTGGTTTGAGGTTGAAAATACTCCACAAACTTTTCCTCGCACGGGTTTAGTTGGTTATGCTTTAAAAGCTGTAAACGAGCATCAGGGTGGCGTGCCTCAAATGAGTTCATTAGTCAAAGGACTTCTTGTTAAAGTTCCATCTAATTATAATCAGCCTGTTTTATCTGATGGTCAGATAGATTGGAGAGAGTTAGAACTACCAGAATCTGGAACATATGGTTATACAACAAACGGGTATCAGTTACAGATTGCAGGTGTAACTTATCAACAAGTCTCAGGCACAGGAACCACTGCAGATCTATTTGGTTTAGGTATTGATGTAACGGTATCGGGTAGTAATCCTTATACTCTTACAATTACTAACAATAATACCGATGGAGATTCTGTTGAGGTAGGATTGAATACCACGGGTACAGGTTCTACCACTGTTTTAGGCACAGCTACAGCTTCTGATCTAAGTATCACTACTAATTATTGCGCAAGAGCAAATCTTCTTCCTCGGTTTGGTTCTGTTGCTCCTCAAATAAACACACTTGGTAGGGTTTTCTCAACCACTCGGTGGGGAGACAATGGTGCTGCAGGCAGGTTTGATGGAACCTTTGAAGTTAATCAGACAGGCACCTATAATTATCTTTTTAGTTACTACGTGCAAAACGCTAGTTTAACTGGTACAGTAGCTATTTCTGTTAATGGGGTGCTCACAGAGTCTGAATCTTTAACTACTAATAATGTTACAAAAAGCGCAAAAGGCACTCTATCTTTAACTGCTGGTGATTTAGTTCGGATCAATTTGACAGCCCCTTCTAGTGGTTGGTCTCAAGGCACCTTTCATTTAGGGGGTGACAGTGTAAATACTGCAACTATACAAACAGTCTCAGCAGGACCTACTTCTCCCATAGTTATTGCTAATGGAGATTCTTACGTACTATCAACTACTCTAGCCTCTACAGCTTGGACTGTTCAAGCAGGTATTTTTAGTGGTAGTAGCTCACCTACAATTAAAACTCACGCTAATCCTCAATTATATATAGGTACTTGGGATGGTACTTTTGTGTACTCTTGGAGCCAAAATCCTGTTTGGGTTATTTATGATATTCTTACTAATACTTCTTATGGACTAGGCATACCAGAAGATAATATTGATAAATACAAGTTTTATCAAGTCGCACAATATTGTGATGCATGTGATTCAGTTACAGGTAGCTTTATAGGTGTATCTGGTCAGGCAGACGGGTCATTTAGACATAAACCAAAAAATCAGTTTACATCAGTGAGAGATACTTTGGTAGGAATTCCTACTGGTACCAACGTCTTAGAAAGACGATTTATCTGTGATACTATCATTTCTGATCAACAACCAACTATAGAAGTACTTAACTCTCTTGCTGCCTCTTTTAGAGGTACTATTGTTCACTCATTTGGGAAAATTTCTTTAGCTGTTGACTTACCGGATCAATTGCCTGTCATGGTTTTTAATGAAACTAATATTAAACAAGGAACGTTCCAAGTAAGTGGAGGAAGAGAGAGCGATTTAACTACAGGAGTAGATATAAGCTACATCGAACCTACTAATCACTATAAAAGAGAAGTAGCACGTGTCGATGCTCAAGATGCTAATGATGGAAGTGATAGAAGTACTATTGAGAATGTTATCTCGCTTGACTTAGCAGGAGTAACCCGTAGAAGTCAAGCATTACGGTTTGCTCAGTATCAGATTGCTGCCTCAAAATATCTTAGAAGAGTGCTCGCTTTTACTACCTCTACTGAAGCTCTAAGCTTATCTCCTGGCGATATCGTCTCTGTCTCTCAGAATTTAACCGGAATCAACTACGGTTTTGGTGGTAAAGTATTAGGAGACTCTTCAACTGCTTCTAATAAGTCTAATGTATTACTTGAGCACTTTACTAATCCAAGTTTACGAAGTACTGACTTTACTGCAAATTCTGGGCCATTAGCTCTTAGAGTGATTTCAACCGAGGATGATAGAGTAGATTTATATATTTTAAGTAATACTAACTTTGTTTTATCCGCAACAGATAACATTTCATTAGGTTTTGACCAAGCAAATGTTACTGTTACTGGACGATATAATCCTATTACTAAGGCAATAGATTCTTATACTACTTTTACTTCTAATAACGTTCCCAAAAAAGGAGATTTGTGGAGTATAGGTGAGTGGGAAAATCCAGGCAATTTCTACACTAATAAAGCAGGTAAACTATTCACAATTTCTAATATTGAAAGAGAAACTGAATCAGAAGAAGTTAATCTAATTGCTAAAGAGTATGTATCTAATGTTTACACTGATTCCGATAGTTTTATAGATTATACCCCTACAGCATATATTGATATCGAAAGTGGTTTTAGTGCTCCTCCAACTCCAGGTTTTTCTTTAGTATCGAGTCCAAGACGAAGATTAGATGGTTCTGTAGTTTATGATGTTCTCGTGAATAACCAAACTGATCGTCTTGGGTATCAACAAACTTTTAAAACTGAATATTTTGTTGCAGTTCCTGAAGGTAGTACTTTAATAAATAACTCTCACCAAAGTGTTCTTAGTTTGACAGTAGATAACGCAAGTGTACTAACTGACGGCATTACACCCGCAGTGCTTGTAGGTAAAAATGGTTTCCAAAGTTTTGCTGGTGAAATAAAACTTCTATGTAATGCTTATTCAAGTATAGATAATGGAGACGGAACAAGTAACGTAAGATTAGTAGTTGAGGGATTAAACGTAGCTCATGATCTAAATTTCGCAAAGCACATACTTGAAGTTAATGATAGTTCTTTTCAAGGACTTAAAGGATTAGATTTTGTTACTGTACCACTTAAAGAAAAAGCAACAATCAATAGTGAGAAAAACTTTATTGGGTTTGCCTCCGATTTAGTAAGTTTTTCTGCAAATATTGTTACTTTTGATAAAACCAGCGATACTTTAGATATTGAAAATAGTTTAGCAGGTTCTTCTTTTTTAACAGAGCATCTACCTCCAGCACCTTTTTATATAACTATCAATCAACTTTTAGACGCTCGTTTTTACGCGAATAATTCTTTTTATGTAAGCTGTAGTGAAAGAGAAATAAGATTCCAAAATACTATAACTGCTACTACAGGTACCTCTCAGTTTATAGATCTACCTGTTAGAGTACGTGATAAAAATTTTATGAGATTTTATGTAGACGGTGTTCAAAAGTCCGAGGGTCAGTTTACTCTCAATAAAAACACTACATTTAGAGA